AAGCTTACTATTCATTAGGGAAGGAAGTAAAGGTATCACTAAACCTTACGTAACTAAAGACGGTAAGAAACATACCGCTCGGAAGTCTCGTATAGATTATATAGTGTAAAACAAAAAAGGAGAAAAATATGTTAGATTTTATTAAAGATAGATTAGTCGAAAGAACTTCATTAGACGGTGGCGTACTAATCGCAATATGCGGGTCTATAATTTTATTCGGTGGTATTGTAAAGCTTGCAGCCTGGGTTGGTCTAGGTTGGGGAGTATATACCTTAGTTAAAGGCGAAAAATAATGGAAGAAGAATTAAAAGCAAGCGGACATCATCCTGCTGATACAAATGGAGACGGTAAAGTTTCCAAAGTCGAAGAGGCAATGTATTTAGAGTTTAAGAGAAAAGAACTCGAAGACCAGGATGCAATGAGAGATGCACAACGTAGTATGGCATGGTTCTCATTATATGGAATGTTAGCATATCCTGTTTTAGTAATCGGATCCAATGTGGTCGGTTATGAAAAGGCAGCTGATATCTTGGGCGATATGGCAGGAGTATATTTTATTGCTGTTGCTGGTATTGTTGCTGCATTCTTTGGTGCACAAGCTTGGACTAAAAAGTAAAGGAAGGGGCGCAATGCCCCTTTTATTATTTCTCTACTGAATGTAGAGTTTCTATTTTGACGGTGTCATGATAATCACCATCGGAAAAATCTCTAATAGCGGTTTCTTTATATAAGTAACCATCTTTAACTCTATAAGAAACAACTTCTTTTCTAAATACACCTTCCATTTTACTTAACGAAGTTTTAAACGGTCCTTCGTTATATACATCAAATGGTTTGGTTGCGTCGTCAATCATCTTTTTCTTAAGAGGTGTTAATACCTCAACATTGTGTCCTTTATAATTCATAATTTATTCCTCTTCAGGGGGTTGTTGGTCTGGGTGAGTACCTTCTAACCATTGTAATCTTTCTGGGTCATCTTCAGGTTCAAATTCTCCATCAACTCCTTCCTCACCAGGTATTAGTGTTGATGTTGTTAATCTAAGACCAGAATTACCAAGTTCGTTTTCTTGTATTGCATGAGCAGGATAGATATCTGTGTTAGCGGTTCCTGGTACAATTTCACCTGCCATATCTCCATCTCGTGCTCGAGCCATTCGAGCATTCTGAATCCAATCAGGATTGTTTGTTACTGTATCATTATAAACTGTTGCTATATGGTCAAAGAATGCTGTACCTGGTCCTAGTGTTTGAAAATCCCAAGTTAGATAATTTACTTCGTCCCAAAACGCTTCTCTTGCTACATGATATTCATCAGCATACATATACGATTTACTTCCTGCTTGGTTACGACCAATTAGTATCATTGTTCCAACGAAGTGAGTACCTTCTACAAATCCTGAAGATAATGTTAATGCATAACCATCTTCTGAACATACAAAAATAACTCCGCCTGCATCAGCAGAATTTAAATGAGATTGGAATTGAGCACGAATGTATTCGCGTTTTGCTTCGTTGTCACCATCAGCGACAGGTGTGTCTTCCCAGGGATAGCTTCCGCTATTTAAGTTATCAATGCAATCATCAAATAGTCGGTTGAAGTCTGCGTCGTTAATTTCTGTTATTAAATCAAATCGTATTGCCATTATATAATCCTATTGTGGTGTTTCTGGTGAAAGTACTGCTCCGTTTGAATAAGGTGCTGCACCACTAACATAACCTACTCCCCAAATCCAACTTGTCCTATTGTTGTTATAGTCTCTGAACCAACTTGCGTTCGCGGTGTATAAAGTATATGTACCATCGGTATATCGGTTAAACCAATTCCTTGGTAAGATACCTTGCATATAAATTACCTGAGAATATCTAGTGCCTTTAAAGAATGTTTCCACTCGATACATGCCCTGAATTGTTGCACCGCGATAATTTGTTGGGTTGATTGAACCCATTGCTGGAGTAGGGCCACCGTTTGAGTAGCCGTAGTTTATTATAAAGCTATTACCAATGTTAACTTGACCGCATGTTAAATGCCAACCTCTATGTGTATTATAGAAGTCTGCCAAATCAATTGTTCCGCTTGTAGGAACTGTTGTGTTATGGCCAGAACCATAACTATGAACTCTCGTCGCATTAACACCGCCTCTATAGTATTCGGCCATGTCCGGACTACCACTCGCACCAAACTGGTTACGAATGTCATTCATAGAAATTGTACCTGAACCTTGTAATCTACTCAATTGAATATACCTCTTTTAATATATTTATCAATCAACGAGCAATTGGATTATTCCATTCTCCCAATTTTCTACAACGTCTCTTGCGTAAGATTCACTTTTACCAGGAAGCTTCCTTGATTCTACTACTTGACCATTTTCCAACAAGTCCACAATATACATTGTATCTGGACCTCTTGAGCCTGATTCATTATTACCCGTAACGGCTTCCTTACGAATATGTGCTTGTCGAGTTTTACTCACTTTCTTTCTCCAATTCAGATTTTAAAACAGGTACACCATGATGTGTATACCCTATTACTTCATCTTTTTCAAATAGGTTATAAAAACCTACACCTATAATTCCAATCCATAAAACAACCCCACTCCATAATAAAAGCTTTGTTGATTCATATGCTAATCTATCCAAAAACGACATTTGCTTTTCCAAGTTTATTGCGTCTTTCTAATTCAATTTTGATTTTTCTTTTATCTCTTTTCTTTGTACTCGAAGCATTATACTTTTCTATTAAAGCCCCATTAGAATATACTTTAATATAATCATGAGTATATTCAAATGAAGGCCTTGCGGCTCCTCTTACAATCTTTCTTGCACTTTGTCCTAATTTAACTGGCATCTATTCTCCTTACTGCTTCAATAATCCTATCCGCACAGGGATCATTGAGATAACCATAAATTCCTGGGTCGGCTTGGTCATAGTCATCTAATATTTTTAATACTTCTTCGTAGGGCGGATCCTCGAAGTCTCCATCTTTGTTTATTATCGCAAGCTCCCAAAGTCCTTTCTTATAACCATAAGAACCTGGAAATTTAACTAATGAAATTATATATCCATTCTCAAAGTTAAATTCTTTACGTACACCACCATACCAAGATTGTGATTTAGGCCACTTCGCCACTTGCTGCTCCTGAAGGATAACCTTCCTCCCATGATATAACTGTATTTAACCTAAAAGATCTCCACGCTTCTTTATCAATTGCCCATGCGGCAACATGATCTGAATCTGCGCTAAAATCTTTAATGATTGTTTTTACAGAATGTTCTTCAAGTACATCTGGGTTTAATGTACATGGCATAATACGAATCTCTTCAGTATTAATCTTTTTAAATACAACCGTCACAACACCTTTCTTTAAAGCGTTAATCAAATTTTGTGTTTCTGTTTTTTCCATCATATACTCCTGTTGGCGCCCTCGAAAGGAATCGAACCTCTAGTTGTCGGTTCGTAGCCGACTGTTTTATCCGTTAAACTACGAGGGCTCATAATAAATTAGACCACCACTGCATCCACCATTGACCGTGATCTCTTACGATACCAATAGCCAATATAACAAACGCAGCTCCATTCAAAAGAATAAGCGCTCGGTCTTCCCAAAGCAAACTTACCCATAACCATAAACCTATTCCAAAAAAGCTAAAATATAAATCAAGCAAATGGAACTCTGACCCTGCTGACCTAAAAATAATTGCTGATAATACTAAAACGGATGCTACCCACTTTACGTACCAATCAATTTTTCTTTCACCTTTTTCAGAACGAATCATTAACCTATCTCAACTTCTTCAATAATATTTTCTGTTGGCATATCAACAATATATCCATCAAGTCTACGGACGTATGTTCGTCCGCCTTCTACTTTTTCAATTGTTCCAGCAACTTCGAGTGTTTGTTCTTCATGCAACTCGTGTGCATATGTTATTTTCTTTTTCATAATTCTTTTAACCTCTCCCAGGTGTCTTGCCAAGATTCAACAGGATGGTTCCATCCCATCTTACCTAAGTCAATTACTAATGCAAGTGGATAATCATTTCCACCATAAGCCATTCTATCTCCGAAGAAATGAATAAACTCATATTCTTTATTTAGGATTTTAGCCACTTGTGACTTATCATTACCTCTAGGAATAATATCAATACTTATCTGTCCACCGATACTTGCGTGTACTGCTGGATATAGACGATTAATATCTTCTACGATTTGATGTCTTTCCTTATTCCTTGAATCCCAATCATAATATTGTTGTCTTTGTTGTTCATTTGCATTACGACCAACGACAGAGAAATTAATCATACCTGTTCTAATCTCTAAATGATCTCCTGCCTTAATTGGATATTTGCTTCTATGAACAAACTGAGTTAAGTAATGTTTAAATTCATAATCAGGAGTATAGTCATTTTTACTAACACGCCTATTCTTCTCCCAATACTCGTTTCCATTGCAGTGCCAGACTCCCTTGACAGACTCGTATAAATTTGGACCTATTTGTTCAAAGGTCTTTTGTCTGTCGGATCCAGTGACGAAATAGACGTCATTGCTTTTCGCAAATTCAATCATATAGGATTCAAATTCAGAGTCAATAGGTTTCCGTGAATCTGTCAATGTTCCGTCTACATCAAATACAAATACTTCTTTCATAACATTTCCAATATGGTGCCGGATGCAAGAATCGAACTCGCGACCTTCTCATTACAAGTGAGCTGCTCTACCTGCTGAGCTAATCCGGCAGTTGTTCCTCAACAAGTTTCTTTACTTGTTCAAATTTATACCACAGACCACTATACATTGTTTCTCTACCGTCAGGCCAATTCACAATGTACCTTTTATAACCGTAAGGTCGTTCAGAAAAGATTCTGATATCACCGTATGATTCTTCTAACAATCTCATATGTACGTTTCAATTACAGGCTTTGGCATTTTATTAAATACATAGTCAGCGTAATCCTTATACATTCGCAGCATCACTTCGTTTTCTTGTGCTGCTGCCTGTAGCCTACGACTATTATTCTTTCCTCTTGTCCAAACTGAATGGTCGTCTGAATATTCATAATACCAATCATGACTTTGTAGTTCTTTAAAGTATTCTACTAAGTTCATTGTTTATTCCCTTATGTTTAGTATAACCACGGCTTGCTGCCTTCTTACGATCTTTGTGCGTAGCAGGCTTATTAAACTTATTACAGTTCTTCGCTACTGGATTTGATTTGTTCCTTTCCATTTTTTCTAAACCTTTTGTTATAACCTTTCTTAATACTTTTAGTAACGCCTGATTTAGTCAAGTATACATACCACCTGCGACATTTAGTTAGAGCATCGTATTCTGCTCCACCTTTTAGAGGTATTCTTTCTTTCTTCTTAGACATTACCTTTTATCTAAACCTTTGTATAAAAACATATTTATTATAACATACTTTATTAAGAATGTCAACCTTTAGTCCCATAGGGATTCAAAATATTTGCCAAATAAACGAAAGCCATTACTTATTCGTTCTTGTTCTATACGAAATGAGTCGTCAAACGGATTGTATCGCATAAACACTTCCTCTAGATTTACCTTACAATAAAATGCATATATCATTTCGTCTAAAATCCAATTCCACCTTTGTTCGTATTGGCCCCAAAATAATTCGTCTTGCTCTTTACTGCTAAAAAAATCACGCTGAATTGCTTCGTTGTCAGGGGTTCCTTGTTTAGGCAGATGTGGAACATCTTCATCGTCAACTATAGGTGAACCGTGTGTAGTCTCTTTTAGCTGTTTGAGCATAGGTAAAATAATAGGAGCAAGTGTATGGTCTATAGACCAAGTATCAAAGTCGTCTATACGAACATTAATTGTCTGGTCGCCATCAACGTTGTAATTAGATATTTCGACTTTCATATATTTCTAAACCTTTTTTAATTGCATCCAATAAAGCAGATTGAAGTAGTGCTGTAAGGGCTTCATTGTCCATATCAATCTGCAGTGTTGCACTACCATCTTCGTGTTCCGTTACTTCTGTTACTACAATATCCATCAGTAGTGTTCTATTCCTAAATGTTCGCCTTCACTAAAATGATAGCCCATTGATATCATAAATTTTTCTAATACTTCAATCATATCATCTTTGCTCAAATCTTTTTCCATTACGTCAATGGTGATTCGTGTATTAGTTGAACTTTTATCTTCGTATGGATTGCATATCAATTGAATATAAGGTTTCTCTTCTGCGGGTTTATGATTCCAAGTCATTATTATTATCCTGTATAGTTAATTGGTATTTGGCACGCCCACCAGGACTCGAACCTGGAACCTACAACTTAGAAGGCTGTTGCTCTATCCAATTGAGCTATGAGCGCATTTCCAAATACTAACTCTGTTCAAACTCATTCATATATTCAATCATGAGTTTCTTCTGTAACCTTCGAGCCTCTTTTTCCCAAGGCTGTTCCCAATATGCAGTTTCGGTGTGGTCCTTGCCTTTCCAATACTGTAAATTTTCTGTAAGCTCCTTACGAGCAAACTGTTTCACATGAACTAATTCATGAGCTAATGTCGACATCCAATTCCCATACAATGCGACATCAATAATAAAATTTCTCGGATCCACCGACTCGCAAAGTCCTTCACTGTGGGAGTTGTCTAAAAAGAGCTTGTGATGGAACTTAATATGAATGTTGGTACGGAGTCGATTTATACCAAGTTCTTTTGTAAAGAACTTGACTGCCATCAAGGCCTGTGCCTGTAAATTCATATCTAACTGCCCGTCGCGAGGACCCGAGAAATAAACTTGCATATTTTATAATCCAAAAATTAAAAATAATATTAATAGAGAGAACAGCAAAAATGTGTTTTCCCAAACTGTTTCCGCAAGCCATAAACAAATCTTAATGACTGCGAAGAAACAAATGGCTACTACGAGAGCAGCCGCAAAAAACCAGATTAGTTCCACTCTGGGTCGAACCCTCCTTCGTTATACGTTGGAGTCAATCCTAGCTCAATGGCTGGGTCAAACTTGTCGTCAGAATATAACGCAAAGTCTTTCATTTTCGCAAGCTTAGCAGCAGCACGTTCGTTCTTAGCGTTTTCTCGTGCTTCGGCGGTTGCCATTTCCTTTTGGTACTTTACCTTTTCCTTTTCTAGGAATTTCTTAATTTGTTCAAATGTCATTGACTTACTCATTACGCAACCTCCATTTCATTTTCAAAGTATTCATTAACATAAGCAGATACAATCTTTGAAGTACCACCGATATGCCATCTGTATTCTTTGTTAGACATTGCTTCATAACCACCGTCGTAATCTTTCCAATTGTAAATTGTAAAAGGACGGATAGCATTGAAGTCAAAATCTTCGATGTTCATTTCCCACTCAATATCGACCTTACCGTCACTGGAGGTTTCAGTACATTGTGGATGACCAAAGACCTTGACTAGGTCTGCGTAAGATGCCTCAATATAGCCTTGAAGCGAGGTGGACACGAATGTTGTCCTTGGTTTGATTTCATAATTCATAACAACTCCCATTGTTTTCAAATTTCAGATTATATTATACTCTATTTGGGCTATCTTGTCAATAGCTAGACTGAAAAAAGTTCTATAATTTTTAGGAATATCCATAGAACTTTTAGTTATATCAGACACCATGCGTCATATGTTCGTATGCATCAGGACAGGTATTGATGTCTTCTCCGCAACCACAGGTATTATCCTCGTCAATATCTGGAGCTCCAACCAGAGACCTTATTTGTGCCTCTGTATACCTTTGTTCTCCATCTCTGATTGACTGTTCAGCCAACAATTTAATATATTCGTTTTTCATAATTTAACTCCTTTTCCGATTTCATATACAACTATTCTATACTATCTCATAACGAATGTCAATAGCCAATATGAAAAAATTTGATTTTTTTCTCCTTATACAATATATAGATACCAGACGATAGTGAAATTAACTATTGACATTCACAATGAAACCTGTTAGAATGGTATCATAATGAATTGCTGGAGAGGGTGGTAAGGCGCGAACTCGTAGAGAAGGTGCAGCCCTGAAAGCAATTAACTATTGACATTGACCTTCAACTGTGGTATAATGGCAATTGATGATGGAGACAATATAGTGGCAACGAACACTGAACAATTTAGAATACTTACGGCACGACAGCATGTTCGTGAACGTATCGGTATGTACATGGGTTCAAGTTCTCAGGAAGACATCGAAAGATTTGTTCTTGGAGAATGGAAGAAAGCAAAGTATGTACCTGCACTATCAAAGATGGTTGACGAAATTCTTGATAATGCAATTGACGAAGCAATTCGTACTAATTTTAAATACGCAAATAAAATCAATGTAAGCATTCGCGGTAATTCTATTACAGTGACAGATAACGGTCGCGGTATTCCTCAAGATAAAATATTTGACGAAACAAGTAAAGAAGAACTTTTACGACCTGTTGCTGCATGGACAAGAGTTAATGCAGGTACCTCATTTGATGATGAACGAGTTACGATTGGAACTAACGGTGTCGGCTCTGCTGCTACGAACTTCCTATCGGAATCTTTCTCAGGTAAAACTTGGTCTAATAAAAAATACATACAAGTTGATTGTAAAGATGGTGCTGATACATTAAAAATTAAAACAGGCGATAGAGCAGGTCATGGTACCGAAGTAACCTTTACTCCTGACTTTAGTTTATTTGAGGTTGATAGTTTAGAAGAACTTGATACGATTACATTAATTGAAGATCGTCTTATCAGTTTACAAATGGCTTTCCCAGAAATCCAATTTAGCTTTGATAAGAAAAGAGTTAAAGTAAAAGACATTAAACAGTATGCTGCTTTATTCAGTGATACTACAATTCTTGAGAAGACTGATAATCTGTCATACTTTATTGCACCTTCAGAGGATGGATTTAGAACGAATAGTTTTATAAATGGTGTTAACACAAGACAAGGTGGTACTTATGTAGATGTCTTTATGAACGCTATTATAGATGAACTCGTTGTTAAAATTAAAAGACGTCATAAAGTCGAAGTATTAAAAACTACAATTAAGAGTGGTTTAACCTTTGTGATGTTTGCTAGGAACTTTACGAATCCTAAATTTGATTCTCAAACAAAAGAAAGGTTAACGAATCCTTGGGGAGAAATCAAATCCCACATGGAATCTTGCGGTGTTCGTGATGGTGCTTGGCTTGCTCAAAAGATTTTAAATACACCTGATATTATTGACCCAATTATTGAGGCGCAGTTAGCAAAGAAACTTGCTGCAGATAAAAGAGCTGCTACATTGGCTCAAAAGAAACTCCGTAAGGTTAAGGTTGCTAAACATATATCAGCAAATAAAGATGATGCAACATTAAAGATTGTGGAAGGTGATTCTGCGATGGGATTCTTATTAAAGGTTCGCGACCCTGATAAGGTTGGAGCATTTCCACTCCGTGGTGTTATTATGAATACCTGGGATATGAAACCTGCTGAGGTATTAAAGAACAAAGAACTATCTGAATTGGTTGCTGTATTAGGATTAGATATTAACGATCCTAATTCTGTGGACAATATGTCTTATCAACATATCGCAACATTAACTGATGCTGACCATGATGGTATTGGACATATCAGTCCATTGCTGATTGCGTTCTTTTACAAATTTTGGCCTCGTCTGTTAACTGAACAGAGAGTAATGATTACAAGAACACCTATTATGATTAGTTCAAAAGGTGATGAAGTTGAATGGTTCTATACTTATGAAGAAGCAAGTTCGTTTAAGAGTAAGCAATCTACATATAAGCACAGATACATTAAAGGTCTAGGTTCATTAACCGAAGATGAGTATAGTACTATTATTAATTGTCCGAAGTATGATGTAGTCACAGTTGATGATGCATCAGTATTTCAAATGATGTTTGGTAAGGACAGCAATTTAAGAAAGGAGTATATGTTCGCATGAGTGATTTAACAGCTTACATTAGTGAAAACAATTTAGGAACAGAGTATCCTATTTCAAAGGTAGCAGCTAACGAATGGAAATCATTCGCAATGTATACCGTTGAATCTCGTGCTATTCCAAATATGATTGATGGACTCAAACCTGTTCAAAGGTTCTATCTGTATTCTTCAATCTTAAATAGTAAAAAGGATTTTAAAAAGGTATCTGCAGTCTCAGGTATTATATCAGATTATGGTTATAATCATGGTGAAGCATCTGCGGCAGGCGCAGGTCAATTAATGGCAGCAACTTGGAATAACAACATTTGCTTAATTGAAGGTCGCGGTTCATTTGGTACTCGACTTGTTCAGGAAGCAGGTGCTCCTCGTTATGTTTATTCTCGACTCTCTGACAATTTTAACAAATATATTAAAGATATTGATTTGAGTCCGGCGCATGAAGATCCTGAGCACGAACCACCTCAATTCTATTTACCTATCATTCCTATGGTACTTGTAAATGGAACAAAAGGTATTGCGACAGGATTTGCTACAAACATTCTTCCGCACGATCCTCAAGATCTTGCTAAGGCTTGTCTTCAGTATATTAATAACAATGCAATACGAACTCCAATCCGAGTCAAGTTTCCGGATTACACAGGAGAGGTTGAGCAGAGTACTGAAGATCCCACCAAGTATGTTTCGTATGGTACTTTTAAACGACAGGGTAAAACCTTAGTCTCCATCACAGAAGTACCATACGGCTTTGACCGAGAAGGATATGTTAAGGTACTTGATAAGTTGGAAGAAGATGGAGATATTGTATCTTACGACGATCTTTGCGATAAGAATGGATTTAGGTTTGAGGTTAAACTCAAATTAGCTTCCTCTAAATGGAATGATGCTAAGCTTATTTCTAAGTTTAAGTTATCCAAGCCATATTCGCAAAACATCACAGTTATTGATTTTGACGGCAAACTCCGAGAATATGCGGATGCAAAAACACTTCTAAAGGACTTTTGTGACTACCGCCTTGGGATACTACAGCAGAGAATTGACGCTGAAGTAGCAAAGTATACTGAAGAGGTTCGATGGCTTAAAGTTAAGATGGAGTTTATTCAAGCGTTTATTGATAGTCGTATTGTAATGAAAGACAATACAAAGGCACAGGTCGTTAAACAAATAATGCAAGAGACATCTGCACTAGGAGGTGACACAAACAGATTGCTCGCATTAAGTATCATTAACCTTACAAAAGACGAAATTGTAAAGTTAAAGAAACAGATTGAAGAAACAAATAAAACTTTGAGCTTTTGGACTAAGACAACACCTACTGAACAATTTAATACAGACTTGGAGAATATATAAAATGGTAGACGGAAAATTTACACAAATTAAAAATACGTTAGTACAGCAGTTCCCTGATGGATTTAGAATTCTTAAAGAATCAGATCCTGATGATAAGTTCTTGGTTGTTGACGAACTTGATTTGAAACCTGGGTCAACATATAGAGTGGGTCCTAATGGATTTTTTGAATATGTTGGTAATGATTACGAATGAAAAATATATGGACAATATGGAAGTATGCATTAGGAGGGTTCTCTGATGAAAAGACCGAACCCTATGATAATTATGTGGCTTTGCTTCGGACTCTTATTGTGGGGGTTAACTTTTTAACCTGCTTCTTTATTATGGCAAATGTCATACACAATTGGTAGATTATGGAAAAGAAACATTTAAACTTAAACTTATTAACTGAGGGACTTCCGTTAACGGATGTTCAAACTTTATATCATGAATTCTTTTATAGAAAAGATTATCAATGGTGGCGTGACGTTGAGCTTGGTGATACTGTTGTTGATATTGGTGCTTGTGTTGGCTTTTTTGTATGTCACGCTTTGGATCGTGGTGCTAATCGTATCATTGCCGTTGAGCCTTCTCGCCCTCATCTCAAAACGCTTATAAGAAACATATCGGATTATTTTATTGACCACGGAAAGGTTCCTGTCTTACCTATTGAGGCTGGGATTGGTTCAACAGCAAATCATTTTGCGAATGTCTATTCAGACCATAAAGATTATAAAAAGATGTCTTTCTTGGATCTTGTAGTTGATTACGATATCCCAAAGATAGATTATTTAAAAATTGATTGTGAAGGTGGAGAGTATGGTATCTTTACTGAAATGAATCTTCCGTATTTGAAAAACAACGTAAAACATATTGCTTGCGAGTTTCATTTAAACGCATACAGCGGTTGTGTTAAACAATGGCAAAAATTTCGCGATGGTCTATTAAGAGAATTTGATGTTAATCAAGTAAGATTCCTCGAACATGAAGATAGAGAAAAAGCTTACGACGATGAGTTTTTAAATAAAGGAGACTTTAGTAAGTGGTGTTCCTTTATGTTGTTTATTACCAATTCTTAACATATATCATAAATGTATTTGGAAGGTGATCTTCCCAATCATCATACCAAATCTTTTCTCTCAAAGCTTCATCTTTAAATAGTAACCTATTCTTAAGTGGAGTTAAAATTTCTTCTCTCCATTTCTCAAAGATCTTTTTCGTATTATATCGTTTATCCATATAACAACGAATCGCAATGAATCGTGTTCGGTCCATACAGAAAGGTAATATATCAGGACATAAGATATTATATTCTGCTCCCCAAGCGTCTATCTTTAAATAATCAATAAACTCTAAATTATTCCAATAAGTGATTTCAGCAAGAGTCATAACTCTCGGTTCTTCACCTTCAATCATCGTTTGCGATTTGTAAATTGTTTGTCTATCTACATCCTTTCCAATCGCAGCATTGATTGCTTTAACTTTGACTTGCTCAGGTGGTGTATCAATTATGTGGTCAGATACATTTTTAATCGCAGCTTTAAGTAATCGTCTGTTAGGTTCAATCATTAAGACTTTGCCTGCACCTGCCTCTAAAGCTTTCTTTGAAAATAATCCAATGTTTGCTCCAATGTCGACGACAGTACCACCTGCTTGTATTTCAGACCACCAATCGTAGTCTTTTCCAAGTATGATTTGATTATGTAATGTTGAGATTTCTTGAATTGTCAGCCCAGCTGTATCAAGGTCGTGAATGTTTTGCATGATTTAGTCCAATCTAATAAATAGTATAGTTAACAATTGATAAATCTATTTATAGGAAATAGTACATGACAGAAATAATTAATAATTACTTATCTCCGACAAACTTCTCCGTTAGTATTCAGAGGTTACCTCACGTTGAGTTTTTTACGCAAAAGGCAGCCGTTCCAAGTTTAACCGCTTCGGCAATAGAACTAAGTTCTCCAACGAATCCTTTTTACGAAGTACCACAGAACATTTCATATACTGATTTAGAATTAACATTTATCGTTGATGAAAATATGAATAATTATAAAGAAGTGCTTAATTGGATGGAAGGTATTTCTGGTCCAGAATCAACCAACCAAACAAAAAGCTTACTTGCTGCGAATGGATTTAAATCAGATATTATATTAACGATTACTAATTCTCATAAAAATCCACATGTGCAGTTTACATTTAAAGATAGTTTCCCTACATCGTTAGGAGCAATTAATCTTGACGTAAATGTTCAAGATGTTTCTTATGCAACATGTTCGGTCACAATGAGATACGATACATTTACAATGCAACAACTGTAAATAACTATTGACATTTATATACAAATAGTGTATAATAGATATGTAATTAATAGTTTGAGATAGATTATGGACACAAATGATATAGCGGCCATTTGGGCGCAAGACTCACCAATTGATGAAACGAACTTGGTCGGTGAAAGTAAAAGAATTCCCCAACTTCATAGTAAGTACTATAATCTTTATTATAGAGAAGTCTTACGTGTAAAGAAACTTAAAGCCGAATATAAAGAACTTGAAATGGAGAAGCGTAATTATTACGACGGCTCAATGGATGAGTTAACTTTAAAGGAAAAAGGTTGGAAGCCGTTTCAGTTAAAAGTATTGAGAAACGATTTAGACAAATACATTCAAGCAGATAAAGATATTATTAAGTTAAGTCTTACAATTGATTTCCATAGCGCAAATGCAAACTATCTTGAAGATATAATTAAAACAATACACAGTAGGAATTTTGTAATTAAGAATATGATTGATATTCTAAAATTCCAATCCGGAGATTATTAATGTACAATAAATTTATGGAATGGGCGTGGAAGCAGGAAGATGAGATAAAACCTGAACCTAAAGTAATTGATATGATGGCAGATGATGTTGACCCAAACGAGGTCACCATTGAAAATGCTTATAAGACAAGATGGATTTGGTATCATACTATTTTAGCAATAGGTATCTTTTTCACTAACATATTATTAACAGCAATCCTGGTGGTCTTGGCACTTAAATTATGAGTGAACGAATAGAAGTAGAATATATTAATTCGGTATATATGCGTATCAAAGCAGATGCGGGTATGAAGTCTGAATTATCTGAGTTCTTTGCTTTCAAACCTGAAGGTTATCAATTCAGTCCAAAATATAAAGCAAGAGTATGGGATGGTACAATTCGTTTGTTTCAACCTATGCGACCTGTTCTATATGTTGGTTTATATCCTCACTTACAAAAGTTTTGCGAACAGCGTGATTATATATTAGATGCTCCATCTGAAATTGGTGAAAAGGAAATTATTGAAAAAGGTTATGTTGAAGAACTTGCGGAATCTATTAGTTGTAAGTTCAAGCCTCGTGATTATCAGATAGATTATATTGAAAATGCGTTAAAGAATCGTAGGTCTTTATCACTATCTCCGACTTCATCAGGTAAGTCGTTAATCATTTATTTAATTCAGCAGCACTATTATCAAACATTTGGTTTACGAACATTGATTATTGTTCCGACCATTTCATTAGTACATCAAATGTCAGGTGACTTTGTAGATTATGGTTGTGAAGATGAAATATACACAATTCAAGGCGGAGTAGATAAAAACACTAAAGCTCCTATTGTTATCTCTACGTGGCAATCTTTAATTAAACAGCCCAAGGATTGGTTCCGTCAATTTGGTTGTGTGATGGGAGATGAAGCTCATACCTTTCAAGCAAAGTCATTAACAAAAATTATGCATAACCTTGAAGACTGTCAATTCCGTCATGGATTTACAGGTACACTCAAATCTTCAGAAAGCAAAACACATAGGTTAGTATTAGAAGGTTGCTTTGGAGAAGTTAAGAAGGTTATATCAACAAAGAAACTTATGGACGAAGGTACCGTTGCTAACTTTGAAGTTAAGGCAATTGTATTGAATCATAGTAACGAAGCAAAACAAAACTTTAAGAAAGCAATGGCAAGTGTAAAGGAATCAGTTCGTAAATGGCCTGCTGAAAGAGAATTTATTGTTAACCATGAAAAGAGAAACAATTTTATTCGTAATCTCGTTCATTCTCTTAAAGACCAAAATAATCTGATTCTATTTGACTTGGTTGAGAAACATGGTAAGATCCTTGCTCCTTTATTAGAAAAAGAAGGACGTGAGTTACATTTTATATACGGTGCAACAAAAGGAGAAGAACGTGAAAGAATTCGACATTTGGTTGAAAATGATCCTGACAAGAAACATGATATTCTTGCCTCATACGGAGTATTTAGTACCGGTGTTAATATACGTAGGCTCGACAATGTAATCTTTGCCTCTTCGAGTAAATCGGAGATTAAAGTATTACAATCAATCGGTAGGAGTTTGCGTAAAGCGGAGGACTCGCAGAATGCGGTCCTCTATGATATCGCTGATGATTTATCGGTGGGGAGTTTTGAAAATTATACTCTCAAACACTTTAAACAGAGAATTGAGATTTACTCGACTGAGGAATTTCCATTTAAAATATTTACAATTGACATTTAACTTAGATATACCTTAAAGCCGATAGACTTATTATACAAGGAGTTCGGAGACTTGTCAATAGAAAAAATGAAAAAAGTTTAATTAATTTCATATTTGTACATTGTCTATTGACAAAACAGCAAATATAGATTATAATAACTACTATTTTAATACAAGGAGACTAGCTTGAAATGGCTAAGAAAAGAAATTACGTAAACAACAAAGATCTCCTTGCCGCATTAATTGATTATAGAGATAGATGCGCTGAGGCAGAAGAATGTGGAGAAACTAATCCACAAGTACCCGATTATATCGGTAAATGTATTATGATGATTGCACAAAGATTGGCAACAAGACCAAACTTCAGCGGTTATATGTATAAGGAAGAAATGATTTCAGACGGAATTGAAAACTGCCTACAATATATACATAACTTTAATCCAGAAAAATCTCAAAACCCATTTGCCTATTTTACTCAAATCATTTGGTATGCATTCCTAAGAAGGATCTCTAAAGAGAAAAAGCAAATGTATATCAAGTTCAAAGCATCCCAAAGACAAATGCATGACAATGAAGTATTTGATTCTATGGGACAAGAGGTAACTGGCAATCAGCTACCTGACTATATTAACGAATTCATTGATGACTTCGAAAATAAACTAAAGAAAAAATAATAAGGACGTAATGAAAGTATTAGTATTTGGATTACCAGGTAGTGGTAAGAGCACGTTATCAAAACCGCTCGCAGAGCAGGTTGAAGGTGTCTGGATTAACGCAGACGCAGTAAGAGAAAAATATAATGATTGGGATTTCAGCACTGAAGGCCGAATGAGGCAAGCAGCTCGTATGAGACATCTCGCAGACGGAGTAAGTATGGCAGGTAAGATTGCGATTACTGATTTCGTTTGTCCTTTTCAAAAGGCAAGAGATGAGTTTGAACCTGATTATATTATTTGGATGAATACTATTGAGGAAGGTAGATTTGAAGATACGAATAAAGTATTTGAAGCTCCTCATCCTGATAGTATTGATTATATAGTCGATGCATTTCGTCCAAATGAAGAATTGAAAATTGAACCAATTCTAGAAAAGGCTTTTAGACAATGGCAGAGTTAGAAAAGAAACGTCATTTGGCAAAAGCAGTGACATGGAGAATCATCGCATCGACAGTTACCGCTCTCATTGCATTATATTTTGGTTTACCTCAAAAAGCAGTAGGCGCAGTATTCTTTGCTGATTTGGTGATAAAGTTTTTCTTGTATTATGGTCATGAAAGATTATGGTATAAGTATATAAAATATGGAGTTAAGTAAAATGTTTGACATGGAGAACGCATTCGATTTTAAGAAACCAACAGTTCAAATGTTGGGAAGATGGCAACCTTGGCATGAAGGTCATACAAAATTATTTGAAAAGGCCTTGACATTGACGGGACAAGTTGTTATAATGGTACGTGAAGTATATGGATTTGAAGGTGATGCTGGTGCAGGACGCACTGTTGCTCAAACCGATAATCCTTTTGGAGAGATTGCTGTCATTGACGGTATTAAGAAAGGTCTTGGTGATGCGGGCTATGAAGAAGGTCGCGAATATATGATTATGGCCGTTCCTAATATCGTCGACATCAGTTACGGTCGTGGAGTAGGTTATACATTTACAGAACACGATCTTGGTGAAGATGTACATAAAATCTCTGCAACCAAAATTCGCGAACAAATGAGAGAAGAAGGTAAATTATGAATTTAGTAAAAAGTACAGACCCAATCTTACAAAAAGAATTAGCTGATGTTGATTTGAAGAATCCGGGATTTGACCCAAAAGAATTAAAAGAACAAATGACAGAGCTGATGGTTTCCAAAAGAGGTCTAGGTCTGTCTGCTTGTCAAGTTGGCCTTGACCATAAGTTGTTTATTATTGGAGAGAATAAAGAAAACTGCATGATGTTTATCAATCCTGAAGTTATTTCAGTATCAGAAGAAACTGAATTGGACGTTGAAGGTTGTTTAAGTTATCCAGATATGTTTATTCGATTAGCAAGGCCTAAACAAGTTGAAGCAAAATGGTATGATGAAGAACTTAAGGAACAGAGTGGTTCTTTTGAAGGTTATACCGCAAGATGTTTCTTACATGAATTTGACCACTTATATGGAGTTGTATATAAAGATAAAGTATCTCGACTCAAGTGGGATCGTGCAAGAACAAAGAAAGATAAAATTACAAAACAACGAAATAAGCTTATGGCATATTTACAATCTGCTCAATCAACAATTAATCAAGTTGAGTTGAGAGGACAAGAAGTGGCTGCAGAAGTAGCTGCCGAGGATTAACATGAAGATTGCGATCGTTACCGATATTCACATCGGTGCTCGTGGTGATAGTAAAGTATTCCACGAAGTCCAAAGAAAATTTTTTGAAGAAGTATTCTTTCCGTATATTGATGAACACAACATTACAACTGTGTTCGACCTTGGAGATACATTTGATAGACGGAAATATATAAATTATGTATCTCTACAGAAAGGTAAAGAATTTTTATTTGACAATTTAGCAAAGCGTAATATAGATTTCCATGCTCTTATTGGAAACCATGATACCTATTACGTAAATAGTAATGAAGTCAATAGTATGAATCTTCTAACAAAGGAATATCCACAATTTAACTTGTATCAAGACAAA